CGGGGAGTTGTGCAGCCCGATTCACCCTGACCCGATCCGAACCAAAATCCGAACCCGTTGCTGGAAGCCAAATAGTAGCCCGATGGAAGCCCGATCCACCCCCGATCCAGCCCGATTAGCAGCACGACTCCGAACAATTATACGCATCCCGATCCCAATCCCGATGCTGTCCAGTCCCGTTCATAGAAATTGTTCGGTGTCCCTGTGCCAGACCACGGCAAGTGCATTCCCAATTATACCCATATTTAACTATTTTTGCCTATCTTCTTTGGGTGTATATGGGTGACGTTGGCTTTTTTCATACGATCCTGTGCTTTTTGTTGCAGATTCTGGAGTTCAGCCAGTATTTCTTCCTTCGTCATGCTATCGACTTTCTCATGTAGTACATGAGCCTTGTTTACGAGCAATCCAGTAGCCTTTAAACGGAGTTCTTCAGCCCGAATAGCTTCACCAAACTTTCCCGATTCCCAAGCCTCGTTACGGATCTTCAGCAAGTCCCTTACAGACTTGTCTATCGTTACACCAAACCGACTTCTGTTTTCCTCCTGCATCTCTTGAAATCGTTCTTGCACGACTTCGTTACGGAGCAACCTAACTGCATCTACTGACGGATTACTGTAACCAGCTTGTCGAGCTGCGTTAGTCTGTGTCATATCCTTGTGCATGAAGTTATCCAGAAAAGCTTGTTGTTTCTGGGTTAATCTTTTAAGCCCTTTTGATCTTTGTTCTTGTGGTAAATTTTCGCCTACTTTTGGCATCAGCTTTTACTCCTTGTCGTTACGTTATTTGGGATAGGGGGTGGTGGTTACTTACCCTCCCCCTATACCCCCTATAGGGGGGGAAGTTCGGTAAGTTGGTAAGTTTCAATAAAATCAATGACTTACAGGGCATAAAATACTTACCAAGCCCTTTGGTAACCAATGTAAGTAACATAATTTTATCTAGTAAAATCAACAACTTACAACTTACCCTCTAATCTACTTACCGAGTAAGTTGGTATGTTGGTAAGTAAATCATCATAAATCCGAACAATTTTCGGGTCTGGAGTCCTCCTGTACCAGTTGCCCATTTGTGTCTGTTTATAGTCCAATGCCCATAGTGCTTTTATGAAGGCATATTCACAGTCAAAACAGTGTTCCTCCGAACAATTTTGATAATGTAGCATACTAATGTCCATTTTTTGTGCCAGTCCAAAGTGAACAAAGCAACTCATACATATGCTTTTTTCCATTAACGGGAATGCCATACCCCGAACAATTTCTTCGTTGCAGTTGCAACAGGTCTTTGCTTTAGCTTTCATTTACAACCTCCCTCCTAAGTTCTGTAAATAAAGGTGCATCTGAACCTAGCCTGTTTTCAGCTATATCCACATACTTCTGATTAAGTTCGATAATGGTAGCATCTCTGCCATGTCGATCAGCTACCAGTGCAGTCGTACCTGACCCACCGAATGGATCAAGTACCCGACCAGCAGATATCTGGCTTCCTGAACACGAACAATTCTTTGTAAACCCCCTGTCTTCCTGTACCAGTGACTTCATATCTTTGCTATTCATACGGCTGGTTTTATCTCTTTTTGGTATAACACCGACCATATTGTCCCTAGTTTCCCGTTCAGGCACTTCGACTGTAACCATGTCCCGTTCATATGGAGTCCCACACTCCGAACAAATCTTCGGAGGGCAACCAGCAAGAATCGCTGGTTCTATTAAAGTAGTTGGAAATACTGCAAAATGGGCTTCATTGTAGGGCTTAACTGGTACAGTCCACACACTTCTTTTGTTTCTTATTGGATTACCACTTTCATCATAGTTCCATTTTTCGTGTCCCTGATGTGCAGGAAACGTATCAGGATCATACTTTTTACTTCCTAAATGTTTAGTTTGTTTACGACCATCAAAACCAGTTGCATCTTCTTTTATTGCATGACTATCAAAAAAGTATTGCTCTGACTTGGATAACAAGAATATATACTCATGTGCCTTCGTGCATCTATCCTTCACACTTTCAGGCATAGGATTAGGTTTGTGCCATATAATATCCTGCCTGAGATACCATCCATCCTCCTGAAGTGCCAGTGCCACCCTCCAAGGTATCCCTACAAGGTCTTTAGGCTTTATACTGCCCGATACGGGAGGTCTAGTGACCCCGTAATCCTTATCTCCTCTAACAGTTTGATTAGTTGTAGATGTCCTGCCACCACTAGAATAGCTATCCCCTAGGTTTAACCAAAGAGTTCCATCATCACGCAACACCCGTTTGACTTCCTGAAAAGTACGAACAATTTTACGGACATACTCTTCAGGACTGGCTTCCATACCAATCTGATTATCTTCCCTAACTGCACCACAATCCTTGCAAACGTCACGATATTGCACAGTTAGTGTCTCTTTTGTACCAAACTCCCGATCAGCATCATTACGGGATTTACCAGCAATATGCGAACAATTTGGATCTCCTCCGATCCATTTGCCAGTACCATAGTCTCGTAAACCCCAGTAAGGTGGTGAAGTAATAACTGTATGAAAGAAATTGTTCGGTAATTCCTTCAGCTTTTCTCTACAATCCCCGATCTTAATATCAATCATTTATGACCTCAATGTACACTTAGGTTCAATAAAAATCTTCTCAGGCACACCACCAAACTCTTGACGTATTCTTATCCTTAGAAGCTCCATAGAGTATTGCAAATCGTCTTGACAATCTTCTATACTCTGATATTTGACTTGGCTCTCATGCCACATACAACGAGTTAATCCGTCACTATTTTCTGTGGCTGAGATCCAAATAACACATATGTAAACAATCATCTTCGACATAGCTTAACGACCTTTACATATACCTTTTCAAACAAAGACAACTCCCTTGTGGGAGTTGCATTGTTGATGTGCATTATGAGATTTTTCATAAAGATTTTATTAAACTGCGATTTGTTCTTCATCGTCTCTGTGGCAGGGATTCCATCTTTGTTGGATCTCCGTGCTTTCTTCAAGAGTGACACCATAAGACGATAAAGCACTCGCCATGACACGATCTGCCGTATCTGTCCAAACTTTTGCATTAAGCATTGCCCAAATCCATGCACCAATTTCTCTCTCCTTTACAGTATTATTGTAAGTTTGATCATCTCCAAGTATATGTCCAATCTCATGCAAAGCAGAAACATAATAACCTGTGTTTTTAGTTGGTCTAATATGAATATGCTTTTTCCTAGGATTAGCATAATAGTTTGGAATGTCATCATCAAGTGATTGATAACTAACTGTTATATGATTAACTGCACACAACTCTTGTATGTGCAATGCCATATCAATTCTCTTCACTAATGGTCTCATTTTTCCTCTCCTCCCTACAATCCCAACAAATTGAATAGCCTTCAGGTGGCTCATCCAAGTGATACATTTCATTACAATCTATGCACTCATACTCCCCCATATTCTTGCTCCTCACGTTTGATCTCATCACGAACATATTCTTCCCAATGCTCGCCATGAGATTGTTTAATCTTAACGATAGCTTGCTCATTCGTCATGCCATCAATATTAAGGTATGAATAAAACTCTTCCATCACACCTTGCAACTTGTGTTTATATGCAGTCATTTATGAGTTCTCCCATTCTTCTATTTGTTTAAGTAAACTTTCGGCATACTCATTTCTGCCTTCAAATAAAGCATCTTGAAAACTGTCTTGATAATCAGAATTAAGATATTCCTTATATTCTTTCATCTCGATGTTGATATGATTTTTAATCTTATCAACTATTGATTTGTGTTCATTAAAAACACCCTTAAGTTTAACCACTGTCATCTACTTGCTCCTATAAAAAATGATAGTTATTGATATTGTTACATTGTATTGATTGCATAGTCAACTACTTTTTTGTAAATTATAATCTTTAATCTTTTGACCATGCTCTTTGCTACCTGCTTCACATTGATCAATCCAAATTCTTTTGGTTATATTGCCATGCTTATCACGATAACGTCTCCAATGCCCACGTCTCATATGCCACTTCTTCGGAGTGCCTTGACCTGTAAATATCTTTTCATAAACAGTCTTACCTCTAGGTTTAGGCAACTCTATATTTAAAAGGCTATATTCATTCGTAGGGACACTTCTTCCAAACCTAACGTGCTTTACCTTATGATCAGCAGGTTTCTGTGTCTCCTTGACGATTAAATCGTAATTAAGGATAGAAAGCACACTAATGATAAACCTAACGTCACCACCTTGAATTAATTGCAAGTGAGTTTTAGAAAGTTCTGCCATCTCATCATTATCCCAACCTTGCTTGAATTTTTGCTTTGGAATAAGCCAATGCATGGCTCTACTTTGCACAGTAGTAAACCTAGAATAAATATCGAGCATTAACTTATATTCATCACGATTATGATCTAATGACTTTGCCCTAAACAACTTATCACTGTCATTAAAATGTGCCAAAGAATATGGATGTCCAATGATCTTAATACTTTGATGGGCAACCTCTTTTATAAACACTTCTGAATCCATCATAAAGTTTCGAGTATCAGTAGGAAGTTCTCTTGATGCCTGCTCTTTCATAACGTAATTAGAAAAGGCAATATTCATATTCCATTCTTCTTCGTTACGAACAACGGAAGATAATGGAGAACAAAACCACTTACCATCAATCATGCACCACATATCATACATATACCAACTATCCCCACTTGGATGTTCATACTCATATATATGATAACCGATACGATCTAAATAATCTTTAGGCTCTTCTATCTTGCCTACATACTGTGGCAAATATTTATGATAAAGATTTTTCAAAAGATGAACACGATAATGCTCATCCCATTCTATAAACATATTTTTAAATGGTGGTATTGCAGTTTTAATCATCTCAAGCAATACATGAGGCTTAGACATAGATGCCTCTCCTGCATGATCTATAAGCTTGTTAGAGACCTTAAACTTCTGTGCATTAACAAGCATAGACTGAGTTTCTCTAGCCTTACCCTCTGCAATAGATCCACTTTTAAAATGTGCAATGGCTCTCTTAGGCTGACCCAAAGCACCAATGATTTCACTTGCCATCAATGGCTTATCATTAACTTCCATCAGCTAACCCTCTCTTTTTCATAAGTTAAAGCTAAATCCCACAAAGCTTCTTTTTTTGTAAAAGCTTCCCCTTTACAATCAGGTTTATCTAAATGCCAACCCCATGAAACTAATTGTGTACCAACATAATAAATGCAACCAATCTTTTTACCTTGATAAAACACTTCCCAATCAGAAACGTCAGACCATTTTGCTAATTGTCTTTCTTTTTCTGTGTTGTAACCTTGTTTAGGTCTTTTACATTTGTAATTTTTTATTTCCATTTTGTATTTGCTCCTTTTGCAATCAACATGGCATCTCCTGCAATAACGTCTGTCATGCCATAACTAGCTACAAAGTGCATAGTAGCAGTTTGATTAACTTCCTTACCTTTAAGCTTACCCTCTTCATCAATAAGCAAAGTATCTCCGTTACTCAAACGTACACACTCAACCCAACCACCAACAAACTCTTGAGCTTCCTCAAGAGTTGGCTGATCCTTTTTGTTCCATATAATTTTAAACTTCATCTACTTGCTCCTATTATGATAGTTCATAATAGTTGTATATAGTATTCATTACATGATAGTCAAGTATAAATATAAATTTTTTTTATAAATCACTTAAAATATTTTTTGAAAATACATATGTAGATTTTTTTATGACCCTACCATATTCAATTTCTTCGGCAGCTCTGGGATCGTCTTCGAATAATTGTTCGGACTCATCTGGCACAGTTTTTTGTTTTAATATCTTTTTTGTGTAGGCACGGAGGGCGTTGTAGTCTCTTGATTGTTTAGAATATCTGCCCTTCTTAGACATTATCCGTTGCTGTTGTGGCTTCGTATTCACCCTGAGACATAACTCCATCTGTTGTCCCAAGCCATTTACGACCACCCGATGCTGTGAATGAGTATTTCCCGATTCGTGATTCTCTTATAAGTTCCCGAACAATTCCGTCAATACTTCTTTGTGTTAAATTCTGCAATACTTGTGGTGCATCGTGATCCGATGCTAATCTTTGTCCTATTGCATCTGCTCCTGACTGTTGTGTCAAAGCCCTGCCCTCCCTCTCACAGGTTGCAATCCAAGCAAACAGAGCATCTTTCTTAATCTCTCTGTTTGTGCCAGAGTGTAATCGTTTGATCTCCTCTGTCTTGTCTTCTAATAATCCAGAGTAACTATTTCTAACGAAATGTCTAATGTTTCTGTTAGCAGGTCCATTACTTTTTACAACTGCTCCATCAAAGCATCTGTTTCTTTCATAATCTGTGCCTATATCCATACAACGTCTACGACCAGTAGCTTCATCAACTTGCCAAAGTGCAAAAGCACATCTAACACCATCAACAAGTGCTGAAGTGCCACGAATAAGCAATCTTGCTTGTTCAGGAGTATTAATGATTGTATCATCTTTAACTTTAGTCATATGATGACACATGACCACAGAAGCTCCAGTTTCTGTCCCGATCTGTGCCAGTAAACCAGTCAAGGCAGCTCCTGCTGCTGGATCTGCATTTACATCTGCATGAACAAAAGAAGCCAAAGGATCAAAGATAATCAACTTTAAATCATTCATTTGCAAGATTTGTTCGTAAAGTTTATTAAACTCATCACTGGTGCTATAACCATCTCTTGTGTCCTGAAGTATTGGAAAGACACCTCCCACGTTAGGCAGTGAGACTACACGAAGCTCATGCCTGTACGAAAATCTCAAATTGTTCGGATCTAAACGCTCAATTCTCCTGTGCATTTCTGACTCATCATCCTCTGCTGTAAAGATCACAACATTGCCAAATTCACCTATAGTGCTACCAAAACTCTCTGCTAAAGGCTGACCCGATGCTACTTTCATTGCTAAATCCAGTGTCATCATACCCTTACCAGCGTCTCCTGCTGCAGAAAATATAATTGGTACACCCAACGGAAACGTGCCATCGACTAAGAACTTTTGTTCGGGTGCATTGCCTTCAAATCTGCTAACCAGTAAACTATCATCCAGTAAATTAATGTTACGTTTAGTATGCTTAACTGTTGTGTTTAAGAAATGTTGTACATCAAAGCTCTCCGATATGGCATCAACTGCATCCCAACCCTCTGGCTTACCTCTGGGAGGAGTCAATGTAGTTACCGATCTAGCTCCTGCATTCAATGCCAGTTCCTGAACCAGTTCAGCTACCTTACGACCTGCATTGTCATTGTCTCCCCATATGATTAGTTCTTTATCTCGTAATGGGCTAAAATCAAAACGACTGGCTGATTTACGAGATAACATTCCTGCACCTCCCATAGTACAGGTAGCAGTGTAACCAATCTCATTTAAAGCATCAGCACATTTCTCTCCTTCAACCCATATGACTTTCTCAGAAGCCACAATGTTAGGTATGTTATACAATGGTCTTACATCAGGTATTCTTGGATATGGTGAATCTGTAAATTGTCTAAATTCTTTCTTGGGCTTGCCATGACTATCCATAACTGGATTACCAGCATTGTCTTTTATGTTGTATCTTCTAACACGACACAGGATTTCACCATCACCAGACAGGTATAAATGTTCGGAGTCGTATGGTGTATTAATATCAATAGCTCTTTTAAATGTAATGCCAAGCTCTTGTGGTATGTCCTGATCAACTGGTGGAGGAGTATTATCATCCAGATAGTTTCCGAACAATTCTTTGATTTCAGGAAGGCGCATACCTCTTCCTTCCATTAATATCTTAACAATACCCCCGATGCCCTGTGATCCGTTGAAATCTGATCCCTTCATAAAATATGGTGATCTGGGATTAATATCTATCTTTAATGATTTACCAGCTTCTCCATCTAATGACCCGATTGTAAACACATCACCCCGAACAATTCCATGTGGAAATGTATTTTTTAGTTCATCGATTTGCACACTGGCTGGGACTTTCTGACTAATCATATCGACTAATTCATTGGCTGACATATCCCTATTCTTATTGCCAAGTTTTATAATGTTCATTATACTGACCCCACTTCATTGGCTGAAGTATATGAGGGCGATGCTACCTTCGTCCTCATATTAAACACTCCAACAACTATCTTGAAACTCACAAAACTTACAAGCAAAGTAATCACGAGACTGTGCAATCCTTGGCAACATCTCATTTGCTTTTGTGGCTTCTAATATCATCACTGCTTTGTCACTTACCTCTTGTGCCAAAGCTTTGTTAAAAGGTATAAACTCATAATATATCTCACTTGTATTTTTGTTTAATACTGTAAACAGACAAGGATTATCTGTTAATTTCATATAAGCTTGATACAAAGCAACCTGTGCTGCATACACAGGGTTAGCTATTGCCACACCCTTAATTTGAAATTCCTTAAATTTTCTTTCGTTAGCTGACTTGCATTCCCATAACATAGGATATTCGGTATCCAAAGGTCCGTTACATATCACACCATCTATGTGACCCTTAACTTCACCTTCTGCTATGCTAAAACCAAATTGTTCGCCATTTTTGTCCTGCACTCGTAAATCAAATCCAGCTTGTCTAAGCCACCCAGCTACACTAAATTCTATCTCGTGTCCAAACTGAAATATACGAAGTGTTTTGGCATCAAAATCCCGATTATCATCAATAGGCTGACCCATGTAACGATATTGTATTTTACGAGAGCATGAGTCACCGAGACTAGAAGCACCAATGTAAGTTCTTTTCTTGACCTCTTTGTTCCGATCAACAATAGATTTATCTATTATATCTGATATGTTTTGTTCTAGCATTTTAAAATGGGATCTCGTCTTCATCGAATATGTCTGTGTTTGGATTAAGGTCGAGAACGCCACTATTGACTCCACTAGCTGAATTGATGGCATCAATTATGGCAAGTGCTTCGTCCTGTGTCAAATTCTGTAACTTTTTATCCCAGCCTATCTTTGCAAATTGTTCGGACAATATCTTTAATGTATTGTGTCTGTCCCCGTTACCATGTTGTTCCATCTTTTTTCTCCTTCTTCCATTACCATAAAATCAAAATAATGACTGATTCCTAAAAATTCAGCCACTATTGTACCACCTAACAACTCATCATCTGTATCATCAATAGCTTCTGTAATAAATTTATCAATGTGATCTAAGACATGATCGTTATTATCCTCTAAAAAAACAGGCACAACTATACTGCCCTCACGAATATACTGCACATTACTCTTAGACCTCATGTTGAGTTGATAATCCACGTTAATTTTTGCCACTTTTACCCTCTGCCCACAAAGCTCCGTATCCTATTACATCTATTGGATTGTCCATATTCTTTGGGTTCTGAGAGTCTCGAACAAGCTTTTGCACTATACAAAATTTATATATGTCATCATAAGTAAGTTCTGCTTTAAGTTTGTGTCTCCACAATACGTTCATAATCTTAGCTATTGATTCATGTGTATCTTTTGCATCTCCGTGTGTTCTAGCCCTAGCTCCGTTGATTAATTGTTCGGCTTTTTGTAAAGCTTCACTACGCTGCATTCTCATCTCCTTCGTAATAATCTAAAACTCTGCCATCAATTTCTTTCTTATTCCACAAATAATTTAACCAACACGCCGCTTTGTACTTGCTAAAACTAAGATCCAACTGACTTACAATCTTGTTCTCTCTTGCTAAAGCTTCTCTTTGTCTGTCTGTCATAGCTTGGTTTAGCCATCTCTTACCTTTCTTAGCTCCGTCACTATCTTCTATTTCCCTCAAAAAATCGTCAGCAGAAGCCAAAGCTTGTTCTTTAGTGCCTACACCCACAACTCTAAGTTTACCCCTTGTACGTTTAACTAAGGCTACAGAAACGTCATCTAAATGCGCAACTAAACCAAAACCATTAAATCCACTGGCTGACATACATCTGCCATTGTTAAACAAATCAATCCATCTAAATGGTGATCTGTCGATAAGATCTACCTCTGTCATGTCAAATGTCTCAAGCAATTCTTTTGCTTGCATCTCAATCTCATGTCCACACATAGGACATACACGAACACTTAATGGTATAAGACATTTACAATTAGGACATACTTTCTCAGGAGCTGATCCTTGTTGCATCTTATCTTTGCCATCAAGATCAACACCCTCATCCAAAGATCCATGTGTCAATACACTCGTACCGAAATCTAATACAATACAATCTTTCTTGATTACGTTTGGATGTTCTTCAGGATCTATTGTTCGTAGTCCACGACCAATCATCTGCACCATTGTAGACTTGTATGAGCATGGTCTTGTAAGCACAATACAACTGACAGGTGGTGCATCAAAACCCTCTGTCAATACTGCAACATTAACCACGACTTGTACGTCACCATGTTCCAGATCATGTAGTATTTTTTTTCTTTCTTCCGATGGTGTCTCACCTGTCACAATCTCTGCACGAATCTCCGATCTTCTAAACTCATCACATAGATCTTGTGCATGAACCACTGTGCTACAAAATATAACTGTCTTTCTGTTTCCTGCTTTCTCCTGCCACTCCTCAACAATCTTCTCGTTGATAGCACGTTTGTTCATAATCTGCTCGACTTGTCCCATGTCAAAATCTGACACAGTTTTACGAACATTTTGTAAATCTTTTTGTACCCCGACATCAATCACGAATGTTTTTGGTGGCACAAGAAAACCCTCTCGTATAAGGTTAGCTATTTCGATCTGATGTGAGCAATTATTGAACACACCTTTTAAACCTTTTCTGTCTCCACGATTAGGTGTTGCAGTAAAGCCAACAATCTCTACAGATTCATTAGCTTCTTTAACCTTGTTGATAATTCTCATGTATGTATCGGCTATGGCATGGTGACTTTCGTCTATCACCATCATGTCTACTTTAGACATATTAGCCAAATTGTTCGGTCTCGATAGTGTCTGCACCATACTAAATACTGTGCTACCATCCCAATTTTTTTCTGAAGCATCTACGATAGATGTAGATATTTTTGGATTAACACGAGAAAATTTGTTTTTGTTCTGTCCTACAAGTTCATCCCGATGTTGTAGAACTAAAATCTTTTTACCTTTTTGGTATCGTTTGCCAATCAATGCAGATAGCATAATTGTTTTACCTGCTCCCGTTGGTGCAACAACAATAGTATTCTTATGCTTGTCCAAAGCATTAGAAGCATCTTGTACTGCTATTTCTTGATATGGTCTAAGAATCATTTGTAAATTTTCCTAGCTTTTAACTGTTGTTTTGTACATTTACATTCATTAACGATCTTTTTGCCATCAGACGTAAGTGGAAAAACAATGGCATTACATATTTGACAATGTAATGACTTACCTAAATTATGTGGTCGCATATCAACAAAATATTTAATTTTTCTCATTTTCTAATTCTATAATTCTTTTTTTTAAAATGTTAATTTCATCAATAAACTTTTGTTTATCCCTTTGTCTTTGAGCGGCTTGTCTGCAATTTGCATGACAATATTTTAAACCTTGTCTGCCTTGCTTCATTCTAATCACTAAAATTTTTTTAACTTTTTTACATTGAGGACATTCAAAATCAAAAGTTTTTGTTTTTTTTATTTTATCAATGCGAGCCAAAGCTTTTGAAATCTGTTCATCATATTCTTGCTTTGCTTGTTCATACGTTTTCATAAGATCCTCATTGGCTATAAATGGTGGGTAGTTTTAGGGCATCGCACTACCCAAGCGACTTGCAAGTAGACTAAGGTCAGTTAGCCCTTGCTATGCCTACCATCATTACCTAGCCCAATCAGGCACTGCATTACCATTATTGGTAGGTGCAGGTGATGGTGTGTTAGTTGGTGCAGATCCACTTGGTATATAACCTTCCATACCTTGTGTCATTACAACTGCACATCTATTTTGATCAGCATAACCATTAGTGCCTTTTTCAATTTTAATCTTAACACATACGTTCATGCCATTTATAGATGCAATTCCACCTTTTTGCATATCTATTTGCCTAACTGCTTGAGCTTCAGGTGAAGCATCCATTGCTGAAACATTATTATGACTTTCAACAACTGATTTTAACCACTGCAATCCAATCTTCTTAGACTTAGATACACCATTATCATCTTTAGCATCACCATCAAAAAAGTGCTTGCTCCAAAACTTACGTTTATCAAATTGACCACCAATAATGGTGTACTCAACTTCAAGCCACTTAGCTGATGTGGTTTGTGATGCCCTAAATAAAGGAGTATTACTAAACTCAGGTATAGTTAAAGGGTTAGGTTGAATGGTAATAATCGCTCTTGCAATAGTGCCATCAGGGATAAGATCAAAATCAGATCCACCCCCACTTTCAATATTATTTAAATCAATCACTGGACTTCTCCTCTCTCTGTTGGTTGTGATTGTGGATCAACAAATGTTAAATCCTTTTTCTGTGCAGATCCGTTAAGCTTACTTATAAGTTTACCAAGATGTGGTTCTTCAACAACATCAAGCTTTCCTGATCTATCTTTAGCTGGGTATCCCCACTCGTTAAGAGTTTGACAAACAAAAGCTCTATATGGTTGCACACCATCTCCACCACCCATAACTGTCATTGTGATAACTTCATCAACAATGCCAGGCAGTTCTCGTGCAGTTTTAGAACCCTCGATTTGTAACTCATAGTTAGTTCGACCATAGTCATCTACCTTAGAGTCAAGTATGCCAACTAAAATAACATTCTTGTCCCTAATATGTTGTAAATGAGTAAGCCATGCCATCATCTCCCTTCCGTGCATACCATAGGCAGAACGAGTATCTACTTTACCTGATCTCTCTATAATATTATCGGGATGTGACATACAGTATTGAAAACACAAACGTCCTGCAACTGTGATACTATCAACAAAAATAGTATCATACTTGACAAGTTTTTTGTGAAATTCATCACCATGTTCCTGCATGACTCTTTCATAATGAATATGATCATAAGGCTCTCTTGACAGTGACGGATTAACACCACCAATGTAACAAACAAAATCACGACATTCTTGCCATGTATTTGGTCTAATTACATCAATGGGAAAATCCTTAATAGCAGTGTCACCTGCCTCAAGGTCAATGAACAATGTTTTATCAGGATCAAGGGTTCGGGCAAGAGTTGTCTTGCCCACACCACTTTGACCACAGATAACCATCTTATGACCTCTCTTTTCTGCCATACGTTGTTCGGCAGTGATTATTTGTAAAGCCAATTAAGCCTCCTCTTGTTGTACAAGATCAACATTAATAGTACCTTGCTCGACAGTTCTAGCTGGTTGAAGCATTTCTACTATAGCTGGAGGAGCATTTGTATATTTCCTCTCGTCAACAGAGTATGTGACTTTTGCATAGTGTCTTGCATCATCAGCATTCATACTATCGAAAGCATCTCTTAATGCTTGTTGATCCCATGTTACTTTTTTTGCTATGGAGACCTTAACTTTATCTTCTTGATCAGAAAACACAGTAGTCGTACCGAAATCTTTGCCTTGTCTTTGCAAATCTTCACGAGCAATACTAAAGTATCTATCGGTAAGATAGCCGTTAAGCTCTTCCATTTTCTTTTTATATCGATCAATCTCACGTTTTATAGACATCTTTGCCTGTAAAAGTTCGTGATCACTCATGTCATAGAAATTCTGTTCCATACTAACCTCACTTTCGTTAAAATTTCTACTTGCAAGGTTAAATATAGCGATGATTACAACAATGTCAATACTTAAACTATCATTTTTTTTTGTATGATAGATGAATGTCTATATTATGTATGGCTTTCATCATCTTCTTTTTTAGCTTAAACTCAGGTGTCAGCACACCTTTTGCATCCTCTACAACTAATCTTGAAAAGCCATCTTCTTCTTGTTGTAAGTATCTAAAATCAGCTATGTAATCGCAAATCTTTACATCATTTACAGACAATTCATATTTTATTTGACGTTCTAACTCTGTAATGACACCAGCTCTTTCCATAGCTTTTAGTTGTCCCCATCTCTCTGCTTCCCACCTAGAATCAAACTTTAATCCCATAGCAATTGTTTTTTTTGCAAAATACTTATTGTTGCTTGTTCTATTCTTTTTGGGTATAAATGGGTATGTATGGGTCATGGAGGTAGTATAATGACAGATATTTCAAAATTCAAGTCTGTTGGCTTAGATCGTAAAAGTTATGATAAATTAATTAAGATATGTGAGCATCAAAGACGATACATTAGACAACAATTAAGTTTAATGATTGATCAAGAGTTTGATAAAGAAGAATATAGTAAATACAAAAGTAAAGTTACCAGTTTAGGATTAGGTGCTATCAACAGCATTCATACGAGAGATTAGACGATCAGCGCGTTTGGTTACTTGCTTGTGCCATTTCGAGTCTTCCATTTGAATTGCACATTCTTTCCAGTTTCTTTCAGCCACAGCTTTACATAGCTTCCTGAATTTGGATAGACGAGGTCTGCCGAGATTAAACATCATGTTCGCCAGAATTTGCTGTACTTCTTCTGGCAAATCTTGAAAGTTACCGAATAATTGTTCGCACTCGTCAATCGTAATCTGGATGTCTTTGTCAAATAATTCGTTTACTCGCTCTTCTGATACTGGTGTGCCAACTGGCTTACCATACTCTTCATCCCATTCAGTAATCAAATGTCCTATGCCCACTGTAGCCAGATTTAAATGATCAAGGTACACGGATTTCACATTTCCCTCGTCAATTTTGAGAGTTTCTCTTAATTGTTCTATGTTCATTGTGTACCTCTTCTTCTCTGTGCTATGGCAATGTCAGTAGGATTTAATCCTAATGAAAAAGCATTAGCTGGATTCGTAACATCTATGTTTCCTAATGTCGTACCAGATACTGGTTCTGGTATTTTTAACTGACTCAAAGGTACATTAGGTCTAGTTGGTTGTAAGAATGTAGATAGATTGCCAGTCTTTAAATCTTCAGCCTTTATGTCTGGCAACTTAACATTTAAACCTTGACTCTCAAGAAATGATTGAGCTTGACTCTCTGCCGTATCAATAGTTTCTTGCATTGTTTGTCCTATTCCAATGCTAAGAGCTTTACCTATAATAGATCCTGTTTCTCTTGCTCTCTCAGCAGGTTTTTTAAATTGATCTAAAACAACACCATTATATTGTTTTAGTATGTCATCATAATATCCGTTAGATAAAAGCCTGTTACCTAAAATACTAAACTTCACAAGTTTACCTACGTTTTGGAATGGAGAAGCAGCTATATTAGCGGCAACAAGATCACCACCTTCAGCAGTTCTTGCATTAAATTTAAGTATCTGACCAAATTTTTTCATATTGTTACCGACTTCTTTGCCAAAAACTGTAACTAATTTATTGTCTTTGGAAGCTGCTAGTAGTCTGTCGGCAAAAGCATTTAGAGATTTTCCATCAGTCATTATAGATTCACCAAAATCATCTATAATACTGTTAATGTAATAGCTTCTTATTTTGTTTAAGGCTTGCTCGCCATTTTGACCTTGTTTCACAAAATATTCTATTACTGGCTTTATCTGTGAGTTTTTAGTTGTTTTTTGCACAAGAAAACGAGCTGCCTCAACTGGATCTAAATCACCAGTATCATCAGCTAACTTTCTAAGAACTACATTTTTTTGATTAGCGGCTAATCTTTTTTGTGTGGTGGCTAATGCTTCTAACTTTCTAACAAGTGTGGCATTAGATGTTGTGTCACCTTTAATGTTTCTAAACTGTCTAAGAACTTGTGGAGATTCCAAACCTGTAATTTTAACAGATCCTATTTCATCTGCTAATTTAAGTATCTGATCTGTTTCTGCTCCGAACAATTCTTTAGCAGTCGTTCCTAAATTTTTAATTGATTGTGCAAATTTTTCAGAATTAAAGTTTTTAACATTTGTAAAATTACTTATTCCAGATTTTTTAAGAGATTCCTCTAAAGTATGATTAGCAGCTCGTGCAACAAATTCGTCAGCCAATTGCGCTCCACCACCATATTCTGTAATAAATTTTCTAGCTTGTTGAATAAATTCAGGATTATTATTTTTTACGACATTCTCATAAATATCAATATTTTGTGGTATTTCATCAACAATGTCGCCAGGCTGTCTTTTATATTTTTCTAAATTTTTAATTGTTTTTGAAGCATTTAAATCTTCAATAAGTTTTCGTCCTAAGAAAAATTTTGTTTGTGCTTTTTTAATTGCTTTTCCAGCATTTTTAAATTTCTGAGCGTCAGCAGGAGATAATGATTCTCTTGCTATTATTTCTCTAAATGTTGCACTATTTTCATCACCCATTTCTTTAAAAATTTTGTCAACTTGATCAAGTAATCCATCACCATCTTTTGTAACAAGTTCTCCACGAACTGTTTTTGAAGTAGGTGGTAATTCCATTCTTATATCACTTAATGTTTTTCTTAAATTGTATATCTGATTGAAAGAGGCTTTTTTGTTGAACGCTGCTCCTCCAACATTTTCAACGGCTGCGATAATTTGTGATATACTTTTTCCGTCCTTTGTGCCAGCGGCTATTGAAGATCCATAGTCTCTTTTAAGTCTTTTAATTGTGTCTTTAAATCTACCAGTAGTTATAAAAGCATCACCACCTAAACTTGAATTTCTTAACACTTTATCAACTGCAGCAAATTTACCTGAAATCATTTCATCAAAATTGATAGATGCGTCTCTAATAATTTCAAATAAATCACTCTCAACATTTGAATTTCTAACTCCAGCTTGTTTAAAAGCATTTACAGAATCTTCTAAATGTTTAACAACTGCACCTGTTAACTGCTCTTCTACATTTAAAAGTTTAGTATTATTTTCAACCATGCCATCTTTGAGTATTTGTCCTACATCTGCATCAATAACGTCATCTGTAACACCATACTTTTGTTTATAAGCATCAAGTAATGTTTTAATTTGATCATTGTTGTTTTTCAATCGATCAGATGTTTTAAATATTTTTTCACCAATCGCTTGTATTCTAGCTACGAGTGATGGTGCTTTTATTGCTGATAGAGTTGGTCTTACACCAAATCCACCACGAACAACTGTTCCGTCTGGCTTTGTCACAACACGACTTGTGGCAGCTATTTGTTCATCAGCAGATAATTTTGCAAAATCTTTTGGCTTAATTATATTACCAGCTTCATCAATCGGCTCTGATATAGATTGTCCTGCTGTGGTTGCTTCTTTAGAGGTTAGTCCTTTGCCAGGTGTTACTCCTCTTCTTGCAAATCTAAAGGCAGCTACTGCTCCACCAAGCAAACCCTCACCTACAAATCCGTAAGCAAATTCTCTACCTATGTCTTTAGCTATCTCTTCTCCTGATTGTTTTGATACACCAGCTAGAGCTTCAACACCTTCTTCAATAGCTTGTCCACTACCAGCTCCTACTCCAGCACCAATGGCTGCACCAAGAACAGGTATTGGTATCAACAGTTGACCTGCTATTGCTCCACCTATACCAGTTATTAGTTCTGGTGCTATGCCAGATAAATCTGAGAAATCGTAACGACTAAATCCCTCTTCATCTATGAGTATGTTTTTATCTGTCTCTTGTCCAAACTTTGAAGCTCCAGTTGGAGTTAGAGCTAATCTACCTCTGTTGTCTCTTGTAAAATCATCATCTGATAGATCAAACTTTCTTAATATAGCCTCTTCTTCTTCTTTTGTTTCAGCTACTCCGAGTGCGGCTCTCAGTGCATTGTTTTTAATTCCTGTCTCGACATCGAACAATTGTTTGTTTTTTTCTGGTGATGGTTCAGTTGTTTGTGCTGCTACTTCTTCAGCTTTTTTTGATTCAGCAAGTTTCTGTTGCACTATTTGATTGATAGCAGCCTGTTCTTCTTCGGTAGGCTCATTACCTTCAATCTCAAAATTAAAGCTTTCATTAGGTAAATTTATTTTTATCTTTGCCATTATTTAACCAAAGTATAAGTTATTGTTCCATCATCAGCAGTTGATACGTTAAACTTAGGTCCTGACTTACCAAACTGTTCCACAGTCCCTGCTCTAAGTTCTTTCTGCGCCCTATCAAACTGATCGTCAGTTAGATAACTATTCCTATCTTTAAAACCAGTGAGTGTATTTGTAATTTGATCTTGTGTCTTAGCAAATATCTGATCGATTTCATTTATTCTTTGTAATGCTAATTGTGGGTTTGTAAATAAATCTATTTTACCTAAAGCTTCTTCAAGTCTCTGTACGTCTTGATTTGATATACCATTACCAGTTTCTTGTGTTAAAAACTTCTTATATTCATTTATTAAAGTTCTATTTAAAACTTGTATCATATCAGCTCTTGATACACCTTCAACAAGTTCTGCTTTTCCATCTTTACCAACTGTAACCAATTTACCGAACAATTGTTTTGGATCAAGACCAATAGCAACACCAACATTTCTTACTTTGTCAAAGACTTGATCTGCTAATGGAGATCCAGTCTCAGAACCTAAATCTTGTACCAAACCTCCAATACTACTTAACGTATTTCTTGCTCTTGTTATATTACCATAAGAATCTTTAAATCTTCTAATATCATCAGGTGCTTGTGTATAAACAAGAGGATTGCCCACGCTTGCATCTTTTCTTAAAGCTTTAAATACCTTTAATTGAGTTTGTCCATCAATAGGTGCAAATCCTTGATTCTTTGTTATCTCAGATAGTTTTGCTTGTCCCTTACGGAATGCTTCTAATCTTTTTTGAGTAAACTCTAATTCTTTTAATTCAACAGCATTTAGGTGTTTGGCGGCTGCTAGTCTTCTAGCTTCAGCTTTACCTCTAAACTCTTTGCCAAGACCTAGTAAAGCTAATCTCTTTTCTTTGTTTAGAGCAGCTAATGCTTTTGTATCAGCCATCTTCTGTCCTAGTGCAAACTTACCAGCGGCTAATTGACCAGCTCTTGCTTTGTCTTTTGCTCTTTCAAAAGCAGGTAATGTTTCTTCTCCTGCTCTACCAACTTCTGTAAGTATCTTTGATAAATCAAAGCCCTTACCAGCTCTGTTTTGCATTAGCTTTAAACCAAGAGCCATAAGAGCTGATTTGTTATCAGGTTCTCCCGATATATCTATACCAGTTGCCTTTTGAAAATCTGCTTTATATTCTTCAATACTTTTAGGTTGAGCTTTTGTTATTTCATCACTATATAACTCTTCTGTTTCTGACATAGTTTCAGTAAATAAATCTTGTAATGCTTTTTGTTCTTTAGCTAAAGTTGTTTCGGGAGTTGCTTTCTCCTCTGGAGCTTCTGAGCCAGGCTCACCGACATCACTATAGTCTATGTCTGCATCAGAGCCTGCTGCTATTTCAAACTGATCATCTAATTGTGCTTTTTTATCAGCTCCTAAACCAGATACATCTTGATCAATACCAGCAGATTTATCACCTAATTGTGCAGAGTCAACAGTAGATGCTCCTTCAACATTGCTTAAACTTTTAGATGCTAATTCTTTTTCTTTTTCTGCAATTCTTTGTTTGTTAATTGCATCTTGATTAATAAAATTTTGTACATCATCAGAAAAAGAAACAGGTCCTAATCCAAGTTGTGATAATTGAGTCTGTCCTTTTTGTGTATCTAAATCTTTACTCAATATAGCTCTATCTTTTTGAGCTTGTTCTTCTGCTAATTGTTGAGCTAAAGGTTTAACTCCTATTTTCTCAAGCAAAGAACCTAACAAACCCATTTGACTTGTAGGAGTAGATGAAACGCCAGGTGAGCTTACAGTTAATCCAGAAGTTAATGTTGGTGTCTTTGCCATATAACTACCCTATGTAGATTTTGTACCACCAAAAGGTGCAATTTGTGACAATGTAGTATAAGCACCAATACCTTGCAAGAATGGATTTGCACCAGGTGTTGTTGCTTGTTGGAACGTAGAAGGTATCGAAGCACTTGGCATACCTTGTAGTAAGTTTTGTCCTAACTGCAATCTAGTGAATGGTTCTTGAGCTTGTTGCATCAAATTTTGACGTTGTGCATCTAGTTGTGCTTGTTGTTGTCCTTGTCTTAACGCACCAAGTTGTGATAGTTGAGATATATCTGCTTGACCCAATGCTTGTTGTAGTCTGCCTAAATCACCCGTTGTCCCTGCTAATGTGCCAAAAGCCTGTCCTAGACCACCAGATAGTCTTCCTGCATTCTGTGCAGCTTGTAAAGCTGATTGAAAACCTGATGACAGCAGTCTTGATAAGGTGTCACCTTTTACTTGTTGCAATCCTCTTTCAGTTTCAGCTCTTTGTATACCCTCTCTAGATCCACCAAAAGCTCCAGATCTAACTGCTGATGCATCAGCTGCAGCTCTTCTTAAATCAGCTTGTCTATTAAGCTGATCCATAGTGGCATCAATGACTTGTTGTTGAAATGGATTTTGAAACCTTTCGATTGCTTCAGGTTGTAAAAATTGTAATCCTGATGTTAAAGCTTGTTGCCCAGCAAGAGCTTGACCAGCAGCACCTTCAACGAAAGGTCTAAAAGAACCAACTAAATTCTCACCTAGTGAAATTGCACGAGATCTAAGTGGGTCCATACCTGCGATTTGAAAACCTGGCAAATTTAAACGAAAATCTAATAAACCAGGTGTAGTTTGTGTTTCTCCATCAAACGTACCAAAACCAGTTTGCAATAATCTTTTCTGTAAGCCCTCTAAAAATGGAGGTAATCTCTGTATATTTTCGACTGTTTGTGTTGACATTACGCTCTAGCCTCCAATTGATCCATCATGTTATAGGCTCTTTGTATTCCCTTTCGTGAATTGCCATCACCTAATCCTTTTACAGCATCTTTTGTTAAGACAAACTCTCCAGCCATAAGCATTGCAGGAACATCATCTTTTGTGCCTGAACCCTCAGATGGATCTATGCCACCTGTTCGTCTTGGAAAACCCATCTCACCACCCTCTTTAGCAAACGTAATGCCACCAAGTCTGCCACCAGGTCCTCCAGTGCCAAAAGGTCTTCTTTCAAACTCTGTTCTTGTGTCCTTGTCTTCATCATCACCAGACAGTAGTTGTGCTATTAAACCTGCTGTCAAACCTTCACCAAGTGGTGTGTTTAACAATCTTGCAACCAAATTATCTCCACCAACTCCAGCAGATTTAAGTAACTCTGCACTAAATGTTTTAGGTTTAAACGCTTCTGCTATTTTTTGTGATGCTTGCTCGGTAGGCACAGAACTTACACCCATCCTTTTTGCAATTTCGGGGTTACCAGCAGGAGGTTGAGCTGATCCACTACGAACAATTGTTCCCTGTCCACCTTGAGGCACAGCTTGTTCTGCACCTGTAAAACGATCAAAAGCAGCACCACCAACTCCTGCGATTAAGGCATTCCTTAGTGCATCTTTACTTCTGCCACCAGCTAATTTTGATGTTAAAGCTCCAGTAACAGCTCTGCTAATAAAAGGACTAGCACCAAATTGTGCTCCTATGCCAGGTCCTAAAGTTGCTCCAATTAAAACAGGTGCAATATCTTTTAATAATTTTCCTAAACTCATAGTGCTATGTTACCTTACTTTTTATTATACGTCTACGTCTTAACTTTCACAGTTCCATTATCGTTAAATAAAGCACCTACCTCTAAATCTGTATCATTCGTGGGTAAGTCGGTCAAAGTTATTTTTGTGCCTCTTAATTCACCTGGATTTTGTAATTGTGTTACAAGCTGACTTAAACTCCTAACCATTTCGTTAAAATACTGAACGTCATACTCATCAGGTGGCAAAGAAAAATTTGGTGGTACTAATTGTCTACTCATCTGTCACCATCCTGTCTTATGTCAACTCTGTTTGTTCCTAATCTCCAATTAACACCTTGTGTTGTACTCTCTACTCTTAATCCAAATGATCTTCCACGCAATCTTAAATGATTTAATTCTGTAGAAGAAGTTACAGTATTTGTAGATGTTTTAATAAATCCACCTGCGGGACTTCTTTGTGCTTTTAATGAAAATATTGCTTGTTTATTGTCATTGCTAATACCAGTATCACTATTATCAAAACTTACATCTGGTATCATTCTTCTTAAAAACACAAATTGATCTCCATCTTGTATGTCAATCGGACTTGACTCAATAAATGATGTAAATGCAGTGCCATCGTTATCGTTACCTTTTTCATGGTTGTACACAAGATTAGAATCTGTTGCCATTGGATATTGATAAACACCTCTATCTACCCATGATGTTCTTGCAAGATTTCCTACATACCATATCTTTTGATCGTAATTATAAACTACATACCTATCATTTTCATCCGTGCCACCATTAGCACCAGAATTTGTTTCAGATGGATAAAACCAAAACACTTCACCAAAAGCTGAATTTATTCCAGCATAGACTTTATCTGATTGTGTTTCGTTAAAGTCTTGAAACACATGATCTCTTACAGAACAAGGTATGACTTGAACACGACCATCATAAACATAAAATCTGTCATATCCCATCCAAAACACACTATCGCCTACGGCTACTGCTGAATTAAATCCTCTTACTGTAATAGCACTTGCTAATTGATTTATTCCAAAAGTAAATGGAGGTCCTATAAATTGCATACTATGAACAGATGAATCTGTTAAAACAATCATCTCTCGTCTTGTTTTTACAGCAGTCACGATTTCAGATCCTGATCCAATTCTTAAACTGCCTGCTGTGTTTGTCGCAGAGGGTGTCCATAGAAAAGGGTTTTCTTGTGAGCTAAACCTTACTAGTAATCTGTCTTGCGTTGTTGTGTTGATAGGATTTGCACCAAAACAAATTACATGACGATCTCTTTCAGATACAATGACTTTACGAGACTTTGTAGGTGCAGCATCCGATAACTCTATAAAATTTTTTGCTCTCGTACTAGTTCCAAGAGTTTTGTCCCAGTAAAAAACAAAACCATCTCTTTGATTAATTATTAAATCTTCACCAAAATTATCTTGTGACCATAAACGCAAAGTACCACCACCAGCAGTTTCACTAGAAGCAGAACCCCATCCATCTGCGCCCCAAGTACCTGCACCCCATCCGTCACCTGGCACAACAGTGTTTATTCCCACATTAAGTTGATATTCTGCATCTGCTGAACCAGCACTAGATAAAGCAGTGTCTGCGTTGGCACTTAAAGTGATAACATAACTATTAGCATCTGTTATTGATGTTATAGAAAATTCATTGTTAAGTTTAGAATTTAAACCTAAATTTCCTGTGTCAGCATTACTAAATGTAACAAAACTTCCAGCTATGGCTCCATGACCAGTGTCATTTACAGTAACGCTTGTGCTGTCCGTTGCAGATGTAAAAGTTAATGCCATATTAAGAACCACCTACAGTCACAGTTGATTCATTAGTTATAGATACAGTGACATTTCCAACTGCCGTGGTTATTGCTAAATTAGCAGTGGTTGGTGGGATATCTATTGTAACAGTTCCAACTTCTCCTGTTGCAATTGATAGTTCTCCAGATTCTGGATTTCTTGCTAAAACAGGTACGTCTTGTGAGCCAAGAACAATAACAGTTCCTATTTGACCAGTTCCTGCATTTCCAGATACCACAGATGTTACTGCTAATCCATCTAAATCAAATACAGTTACACCATTTACAACTTTACGCCTAAGTGGTGTTATATCATTGTAACCCTGTGATTCTTCAAGATAAAATTTTATTTCTGTTCCAATGCCTAAGTAACTATTGCCTTGTAAATTTGCCCATGTATGTAGGGATCTTGATGTTCCAAGAAAAGTGTTTGTTGAATACTTCTCCCATCCACCTAATTTTTCAGGGTATCCAAAACGAAAACGAACAAGATCACAATCGTTCCATCCACCTTTATTTGAATATGATGTTGTTTCTTTATTTATTCCTGGTCTAAATTTTAAAGACGTAATGGGCATTTTTGTTACTCATTAGGTAAATCAAATATGGGTGCTACACCTGTAATATTACCATCACTGTCTGTTGGTGGATCAAATAAAGCCATTAATTGTGTTAAGTTACTACAATTATTTATTTTGGTTTCAATTGTATCACAAGCTGTCCTTACCTTGTCTCTATATGTTGTCGTGGCACTAGGTATAGCAGTTCCTTTTTCATATTTTCTAGTTATTTGCCAATCTGTGTTGCTTAATAAATTATTTGTTGTTTTCTTTGTGGTGTCTATCCAAATTGATTTTAGACCAAGTTGCACCATTTGTTTTCCAGTAGTGGGATCGATAACTTCTTTTCCACTTTCATCGACTACATTAATATCTTCTAAATTACGCTCTACACCTTTTGACCAATAAAATCTATTGTCGTAAGTTTCCACAACTGCATCATCTTTCCAAACTAATCCAGCAGATTTTTTTTCTGCATCCGTAAGATTGTTCCATTGACGAGGATATTTTTTATTGTCATCGCTTACCCATGCAGTTCCTATTGTTATTGTTCTTCCATTATGTGTCCAAGCCATATTTTACTCCTTTAAAATGCGTTAGCAAACTTGAATGGTGAGTGTGCAAAAGCCATGTAGAAATATCTTGTACCAGTAGCTTTATTAACATTTTGTGCTAATGTTGAACCTGTACCTGCTAGTCTGAGTCTAAATCCATTAGATAATAAATCTAATATAGGATATGATTGGCTATCAAACTCTGCATTTGCTAGGTTTGGTGCTATTGCAGATAGAACTGGATTAATTGTGTGTGAAGTTACCCCTACTCCTATTCTCATGTCATCATAGATCTGCCAATTATTAGCATCGCCAGTATTTTTAATTATAATTAGTGCTGGTCTAAATCCTGTAAACACAAAGGGTCCTACTGAACCATCGCCATCATAGAAACCCATTTTTGAATAACCATCAATAGAACGAAAACAGTATGTAATATAATTTCTAGCCACACCACCAGTGTTTCTATTCATTTCATCTGCACTAGAAACACCCACTGTAAAAGTGCTTGATCCATATGCTTGATAGAAATTAGTTAAAGAGGCTTTGGCATTTGATGAATTTAAACTTAAATAATCATTAGTACTAAATCCAGTAACCCCACCTATGCCACAAACCCAACTTGTTGCGTGACTAAAACATTTTGTCCAAATTACCTCAACTGCTGCTCCTAATCCATGTCCAATAGTCGCACCATTTGTTTCATTGCCATTCCAATTAATAATGCTAAATCCAGCAGTTGTGTTTGCCTGTACTGTTGATGAGATAGAGCCATTACTATCAGTTGAAGTCGTACCACCATTAGCTTTCCAGTTCCAAGAAGCATAACTATTAGTTGATACGTTATGATTTGTGCTAGAACTTAAATTAAAACCACCATCAGTTGCTCCAACTGAAGAAGGTGCATTAAAAGCAGTTACTCCAGCAGTATCATTTGATTGTACAGAATTACTACTTGAAAACAAGTCTTTATACACTCCCCTTGTTGAATCAGTTAGAACATGATTCACTACAGCACTTAAATCTTTACTCCATGTCCAATCTGGTTTAAACTTAAGACCCGTTATTGATTGTGTAGAGCCATTACCAGTATAAAGAACTGTGTCATGATGATCATCTGAATTAGTATCAGAATCTGGACCTATAGTAGGATTAGCTAAATTTTTTGTGCATAAAGCCGTATGTCCACTAGGTACAGAGTATTTGAAATCTCCCTCACCATTTGCATCTGTATTATTACCTTGAGATACTGTATTGACAAAAGTGCTATCTTGTCCAAAATTAGCAAATATTTGTATATTTGTACCTGAAAACTCACCCACAGATATAGAATAAGTACCAGTTAAACTAGTAAAAGCTGCAGTGCCACTATTTTGTATAGTGCCATTTTTGTAAAAAAATAGTGATCCTTCATCAACTCTAATACTTATTATGTCAGACGCAGCAAATGTATTACCATAGTTTGCATAACTCGTGTGTCTTGTTTGACCATTTGCATTATACCAGTAACTAGCTGCATTACTTCCAGACGCATCTGATATAGATGACGCAACACTACTTTCAGTTATACCTATAGCAGTCGATAATCCAGGACTAGAGTTTATATAAAACTCAGCATACACTTTGCTTGTTGCGACATCAAAATGAAATGTGCTTGTTGTTATATCATCGGCAGTAGATTGCACAGAAAGGTTGCCTTTTTCTAATGTAACATTACCACCTTTATCAAGTTCGTTCATCACACAATAGACGTTTTCAGGACAATCTTTAAAGTTACTATCAATACCATTAATATTATTTGGAGTGAAATGATTACCCTTACCACTTGTATCAGCACCTATGCCACTTGAGTTTGCAGAGCCTCCCACCTCTTTGAATTGTAATCTAAAACCATTTGTACCATAATCTGAAACATCTGGATTTTTGGCAATCCAAATATTATTTTTTGTCTGACCAAAATTGTCGGCAGCTAGTTGCAAACCATCAACAAAATTAACCTCTGCCAAGTATCCATCAAAATATCTGCTTGTTGAATTTAAATTCCTACCAATCCAGTGTGCATTAGTTGAATTAAATGAGAAGTCATAATTTTGAGGTACTTGTGCATAATATTGAGATACTGCTGTTTGCAATGTGCCATTAACGTAATATTTAATTCTATTTCCAGCAGTTGATTGTGTGGTATCTACTGCCCATACAATATTATACCAATTAGCTGTATCTCGAAATGACCTATTTACTTCTTCTGAATAATCTGCACTTCCGTCATAAGTATAAACGTGTAATATATCTTTTGGCGTTGTAAAATTTTGAGAAACAAATCTTAAAACATCAAAAACACTAGCTGTTCCTGCTGAAATTATTGGAGTATCACTACCACCACCAACATTATTGGCATCAAGTTGTGCTCTTTTAATCCACGCACTAAAAGTAAAAGTTCTTCTGTTGCCTGCACTTGATGGTGTTCTGCTTAAATATTGACTAGCACCATCATTTAATCGTAGCCCTTGAGTGGCAACCCCATTGTAAAAGCCACCACTTTCTCCTGCACCATTTGCTTTTACTATGCTCATTTAAAATCCTATGTAAGTATTGCTGATGCCGAAACTAAGATACTATTATTACCACTAGCTGCTGTAACATAATAAGCTAAATGATATGTACCAGTTGCTGATAAAGCAGAAAGAGTGTCTGCATTTATTGCCACTAGTGCATTTGCAGTAATTGTATGATTGCCACCATTTACAAACTTTATGTTGCCAGATTGTCCAGCAGCAGCATTACTAAATGTAATCTCTGTATTGCCAGTAGTGGTGCAAGTAAAATCATTACCTACTGCTAAATCAAAGCTACCATCATTTTCTGCCGTCACTGTTACACCAACAGATCTACCAGTGACTTCAACGTCATTACTTACTGTAACTTTAGTTGATGCAGTCAAATCAATTGTTGGTGCTGTTATTTCTACTTCTGTATCTGCGTCTACATCTAGTTGCCCATCTGTGCTAGAACTTACTGATAAAGCACTATCTCTAAAAGTCATCTTAATAGCGTCATTTAGTAATAAAGCTGAGTCTGCAACATGAGTTAAATTTACGTCACTATCTGCACCAAAATTTAAAACTGCACTATCAGAAGCTAAACTTAAATCATCACCAACTTGTAGATCACCAGATACATCAACTCTTGTACTAGCATTCAAATCAATTATTGCCTCACCATCTATTCTTAATGTGCCATCACTTGATTGTTGAACAAAACTAGCTGCATCACCAAATGTAAGTTTGTTAGTGCCATTGAGTGTAAGTCCAGTGCCATCTGTATGAGTAAGTGTTGTATCAGTGTCGGCTCCAAAACCAAGAACAGCACTATCTGATTTTAATGTAATATCATCACTTACGATTAAATCATCATCGACTGTTAAATCTACGGCAGCTAAATGTGCAAAAGCATCAACAACTGCTGCACCAGAACCTGCTCCATCTAAGTAAACAACCTTTGCAGTGCCTGGTGTTATTGTTACATTACTTCCAGAACCTTGAGATATGATAATATTTTGTGAACCACTTGTACCATTTTCAATAATATGCACCCTACTTAGAGTGTTTGGTGCTATTGTGATCGTACAAGCTGAATCTAATGTTCCAGTGTACTTAATAAACATGGCTCTACCAGGATCAGTAGAAGCATCTGCTACTGTGGTCGTATGAGTATCAGCGTTTGTCGTTATAGCTTCTGTGCCAAAACCTAATGCCTCACCTATGAGTTCTAAATTAGTGTTTGTTTTTGTACCCCAAGTTCCTGACTGTTCGCCAGTGTTCATTTCTTCGAGTCTTAAATTGTTTACAAATGTACTTGCCATTATGCGACCTCTTGCCAATTAGCTGTTTGATTTGGAACTATTAAACTATATACTAATTCCTCTCCAGTGCCACCAGTAGCACTTACTCCTGTTAAAGATACCACACATTGAGGCACTGTGACAACATTAGATTGTTGTGCTTGTAAAGCTGATGTTGTGTTATTATAGTCAGATGGCACAACTTCAACTGATGTGACAACAGTTTCATTGCCTAATCCACCTGTCATTGCAATGCTTACTGGAGTGTTAGCTGAAACTGGTGCTCCAGTTGTTGTTGCTATATTGGGGATACCAAGCGTGTTGGCAAAATATCCCATCAAAGCATGGTTATAGCATTGATAATGAAGTGTTGGTGCTCCGTCTGGAACTGTTATTTCTATATATCTAGTTGTGCCTGCATTAAACGTAGATGTATCAACATAAGATGATTGAGAAACAGAAGAACCATCTATATTGTAACTTACACCACTTGTGTATGCTGTATTTTTGTCTTTATCCTCATAAAAATTAATCGGATGACCATCATTACTACTATCGCTTTGATCAAATCTGTATGTGTTACCTTCATACATAGTTAAAGTAACATCACTGGTAGCAGTTGATCCACCAATAGCGTACTTATTTGTTGATCCTTGATTGTAATATGGGTGATTTGAAGGATTACCAGAAACTACAGTGACAGTAAAAGTAACTGTGCTTGCACCAGTTTGACTTATGGCAGTAGTAGAAGAAACACCAGTAACATTTACAAAAACACCAGGTACGCCTAACACAGAGCCTAAAGCAGTTGTCCCAAGTATTTGAACGGGACTAGTGCTATCTATTTCAACGGATATAGGAGCGTTCCATGCTCCTTGACCCCATGTGCCTCTACCCCAACCTTGTAAGGTAGTATTTGACAATTTAAGCTATCCTTATAATCGCATTACTTGCATCGGCAGTTGGAAACTGAATTGTGAAAGTGCCAGATGTTGAAGTTTTATTAGATGTAAAATCTAATACACACACTGCTTTATCACTATTAGTGTCATTATATATTAAAGCACCCATTGCAGTGATTGTTGCAGTGGTAAAGCTTAAATCAGCAAAATCTGTAAAAGCAGTTGTTCCAGAGGTAGTTGGTGCAACTTTAGTTAGTGTGCCTCCTCCAGAAGTATAAGAACCACTATTTGCAACTTCTCCAGTTGTTGTAAATGCAGTCGTTGCTGCTCCTAATGTCGCAGTTGTAGAAGATTTACCCCCTCCACCTTCTGCATATAACGCTAATTTAAAAGCGTTTCCGTTTGTTGCAAAATTATGTGTGCCAAGAAGTAACTCTTGTTTAAATGCAGTACACATTGCTTGTGCTATAGCCATATTAAAGTCTCCTTATATATTCAGCCGTCTCTTTTTGACCACTTGATCTTAGAACTTGAATTATACTAGCACGTTCCTCTCTTCTTGCCAATAATATATAATGATACAAAACTCCTTTAAGTTGCTCTTTAAATAATTTAGCTTGTTGTCTCACATGAGGTGGTGCTTCATCTGATATACCTGCTATCTTATCAACAGCTAAATCTGCTATTTGTTCGTTTGTTAACCCACCACCTTGTGATGTTTTAATGTTAACACTTCCAACTGTTCCTGATCCTAAATCAAACATTTTTCTTCTCCTCATAACTTATGCCAGGTATGTCAACTCTACCAATTAAATTAGGCTTAGAGTCTAAAGGCTCTGGTGGTTCTAATTTTGACTTTTTTGTTATTAACATATTACCTTGTGTGGTTGTGGAAACAAGTGGGTCATCAAGCCTATGGTATCCATAAAGTTTTTCATCGTCTGGAACATTCATATCTAGTAAAGATGAACTATTTGCTATATGAACTTTAATTTTTTTTGAAATAGCTATAGCCAACCAAAACTCACAACAGGCTCTGCCTGCCTCTGCAAAAGCGACACTTTTATGAGTAAAATCTATTCCATACAAATGTAAATCTGACACTTTTTGTGATACTGCATAACCTAAAGAGTATGACACTGTATTATTAAAATAAGCATAGCCAGTTTTTTGAATAACTTCTTGTAAAGGATATTCTATAACGTCAGGACATCTTTCATCTAAACAACAAGAATATATTGGTATGTCTTTTTTAGTTAGAAGTCTTTCTGTCATTACGTCTGTTTGTTTACCAGCATTAGGCGTATCAAGAAATCTTGAGGGTGGATCCATCATAAAACATTTGTCATGGTAGATAACTCCAGACATAGAGTTTATCGTCCAAACTTCATCAAATTTTTCACTTCTTATCTTAGCTAATATATATTCTGAAAAACTATTGCCAAGTGCAACAATAGCTATGCTTTTGTTTTTCATTTTGCTACCTTCTATTGTTTTGGAACTCTGACCAAACCCTCCCTAAAAGCATCTGTATTTTCTTGTCCCTCACCATATACTTTAAGTCTACTCATGGCTTCTGTAAATCTTGCAGTATAAAGCTGTATTAAATCTGACTCACCTTTCATAAAAGTATATGCCTCAACAAGTGAAGCATACAATAAGGCATCAGGTGCATTTGTGCTTATCCATGTGCTTCCTGAGTTATCAGTCGTTAATGAAGCAGGTCTATAATAATAATGTAATTCAACGGCATAGCTGGAATCTGGAGTTGGTGCAACTATAAATGTATCGACATCAAAAGATGAATAAAATCTAGGACTACCAGTTGTGCTTGGATTTGGAGTAAACTCTTGAATGTAGTTTACATCTTTTTGCAATAAAAATACATTTGCACTATCTTTTACATAAGATAATGAGAAGGTTGCTAAATAATCAGATGGTTTTTCTAAAAATTTATTGCCACTTGTCATTGTTCCAGTCACATTTTTTCTGAAATAATCTAAATCAACAACTTTAAATATTCTTTCTTCTGCATTTTTTATGAAAAAAGGTATCTCTGCTACAAAAGTGGCTTCATCATTTTGTGTCCACTCTTGTATTGATGCTGTTAATGTAGTTAAGGTAAAACTCATGTCGTACTCACTGTAACTGTTCCAACTGAGGCTGTTGCACTAAAGGTATCTAATAAAGTTCCTATGTTTCCTAATCCAGTATTAGTGTAAACAATAAATTTTTTATTGTCATCTTTTACATCTGGTCTTGCATCTCTAATAGCTTCAAGATCTGTTCTTATTCTTGGTGGAGTTAGTTGTGGATGTTTTTCTTCATATTCATCATAACCAACTATGCTACCATTCCATTCTTTTCTCATATCTCTTATTCTGTAACGAAATCCAGAACGATCTGATATTCTATAAGCATATTTACCTTTAGCAAAAGCCATTATCCAACCTTATAATAATCTAACTTTGGTGTGATACTAAATGAAGATCTATCTCTGTCTTCACCTATAGCTCTTTCAAACTCCTCTTCATATACACTTTTTAACAATTGTATTCTGTCAGGAGCTCTTTTCATTGCAATGTAATATGCAAGTCCAGCAGTAAGACATGGAAAAAATCTAAAAGGCACTTCAAGTGTATTTACTTGAGTATCAGCATCTTGCATTCTTGTTAAAGCATCATAAACTAAAACATCAGTGCTATTCTCAGGTGTTGGATATAATTTTAGATTTGGTGTAATCTGTCTATCTAAAAAATATTGTGTTGCTCGACCTGTTGTTGATTTAGTTGGAATATTTAAAAAAGTATCTCTACTTATTCTACTCATACTAAAATCAGTACCTGATCTTCTTACAACCACTGATAAAACATCAATTATATCTGTTCCTAAACTATATTCAGCAGTCCCTGAAGTAAGAGATTGTGTTCTTTGTTCAATAGTCCATTGGTTCAAGCCACGATTTGCCCACTCTGCCAACATAATGTTCATAGAACGTCTGGCTGTTTGCAAATCGTAACCTGTCCTAGCTTCTAAACCACATCTTTCAAAAGCTTCTTCAATGTACTCTGCAACATCTAATTCAAAATTATTTGAACTTGAAGTTGTCATTAGGCTTTACCACCTTTTTTCATTTTTTTAGCCATGCCACCACCACGCATTTTTTTGGCAGCACCACCACCCATCATTTTTTTGACTTTACCTCCAGCCATCATTTTAGTAGCTGCTTTTTTTAATTGATCGCCCATAGCGTTCATTTTTCTAGGACTCATTGCCATTTTATTCTCCTTTTAAGGTTGTTGTAGTATTGTTGTCTTTGCTCATAAATCTCTTCAACATTGTACTCATTATAATATTTATCATAATAACCAAGTTTCTTCAATTTATTTGCACTTTCTTGTAGCTTTGTTAATCGTTGAACGAATATCAAAGCATATTCCTCCTTAACAATTTCTGCAAACGTGCCATCATCAATTAACTCGTTAACATCATCATCAGGGTGGAATCCCATTAACCAAATATCGTTTTGGTCAAATTTATCTTCATGTATTAATTTATTTAAATTAGTTAAATTATTGTGAAATATTTCATTATTTTCATAAGATAAATCAACAACTATAACTAAGTCTTTAGAATCATGAAATTTATTTATTAAAGTATAAACTATGTCATAATTGTTTGTAGTTTTTATAGCAAAACCTACTTTGTTATTTTTCCAAGCAGACTTTGCATAAGGACATGAAGGTAAATTATTATAATTTTCATTAGGAATTTCTAAGGCATATTTAGACCAAGCTTTTATTTCGTCACAAATTTTTTGCTCTAAACTCATTTTTTCTTTCTTCGCCTTACTGCTTGAACTCGTCTTGGTTTACCTGCTGGTTGACCTAATCTTTTCTTTTGAGCTATACGTTTTCTTTTTTCAGAAGCTGACATCTCAGATCCAGTTTTTGGAGTCTTACTGGATATTCTTTTTGATGGTCTGCAATAAGGTGTGCCACGTTTTTCACCCTTTTGTCTGCCACAAGGCTTGCCAGTTCTTTGATCTTTCCAATCTTCTTTAAACCATCGTTTAAGAGCAAGACCAGCTTTTGTTTTACGAACAGCCATTATCTAAACTTTGTAACTTTTCTTCTATTGTTCATAACTACACCACAACCTCGTGCAATGTTTGGATTTTTTGTTTTTCTTTTTCTTTTTTGTTTTGGTACAGAACCACCATTTTTAAAGTTTTTTGTAACATTTCCTTTTGAGTCTACAGAAAATCTTGCACCTTTTTTAAATTGTACTTTTCTAAGATCTTTAAGATCTTTCATAATTGACTCATTAAGTATGTCTTCTAATGCACGAATTTTAGGTTCACCACCCGTTTGCATTTTAACGACACCACCCATTGCTTTTTTCTTAGCTTTTTTACCACCTTTGCCATAGTTAGCTGCACCTACCTTTCGGCATTTAGCAATAGCTCCTGAAGCATAAGCTGATGGAAAAACTCTGTAACGAGCTTTTACCTTATGATAACAAGCGTCTTTAGGCATAATATCTTCCTTTCAATACTTTCCAACAGGTACACCAATATTTTCTCTTCATACATTGAGGACAATCTTTTAATGGCTCACCTCTTGCTCTTAGAACTTCTCCTTTTTTTAGCGGCACAATGTGCTTTTTCAGAAAATCCTTTAGGTCTTCTGCAATTGATTTTCCGTTTCCTCGCATTACTCCACTTCCTTTTTTGGGGAGGTTTCGACACTTGACGTGACATTTGTGACCTGCCCATTACCATTAGAAAAACTTCTCAAGAACTGCTACTCCTATAATAACTCCATAGATACCCCACAAACGAGTATCCAATTTGTTCAATTTATTGTTAATACCATCAAATCTAGCATTACATACAGACTCATGTTTTTCCAACATTTTTAATAATTCTTTACTTGTCATCTAACACTTCCATCTTCTTCTTGCTTGTCTTAACCTACTATTAGGATTTTTTGCTGCTTTTGGAAATTTTTTCATTTGTCCAGCAGATCTAGCACAAAAAGACTTTCTTCTTTTTGCAGCCTTACTGCCTGGTTTAACTTTACCAGTAACAGCAGTTTTAAGCTTACTACCTGGATTTTCACGTCTGTAACGTGCAACTCCAGCTTTAGTCATTCCCGCTCCACTTTTTGTGGAACGGAAATACTTTTTAGTTTTAGGAGGGTTTTTACTAGCCTTCCTAGCCATTACTCATAACTCTTTCTTACTTTCATGGTTATTGTGTAAGTATCTGCTGAAGAGTGTCCGACTGTAGTGAATAAAATATCACCTGTTACACCTGAACCAGCGTTGTTTACTAAACCACCAAAGCTTGAATAGTCGTGATGTCCACTTTGATTTTCACCTAGCTCAATGCACAAAAGATTAGATGAAGCGTCAAAAAGAACCTGCACCTTCATGCCATTACATTGCCACCAAATTTCATCAATTGTAACTCTTGTGCAGGACTGACCTTTCTCATTTTTTGACAAATTAGAAACATCAATTTTGGTTACTGCACTTTCGCCAGTGCCATCAGATACGTTAGTGAATTTAAAAACAGCTTGCTTTATCCCATCTTGTAAGGTTTGTGAGGCAACTGTATCTGCCATATAACTCTCCTATTATTGATCAGCAAAAGCTGGAGCTGTCGTTGATGTTACGTTACCAAAAATTTGATAGTTAGTCGTATCAATGCCAACAATAGTCACATCAAATCCAGCAGGAACATTTAATTGAATACTGCTGTTTGAGTTACCATCAGAAAAAACTGAACTTACTTCATTACCATCAGTATCTAAAAATGTTACTCCTCCAATGTAAAAGTTTGAATTGCCAGGTGTAACAATTAAAGCATCTGTTCCATCAGCAGCTCCACCAGCATAAACAAATCTAAATGAAGATCCAGCTATAGGAGCAGGTAATGTGTATGTATTATCCTGAGATCCATCTGGCACAAGTAAAATTCTACCACTGTGAGTTGCATTAGTTAAGGTTACGTCACCATCAGATAAGCTAACTGGTGCGCCACCAAGTGTTGTAATCTCTGTAATGGTTCCAGTAGTTCCGTCTTTACTAATAGTTTTAATAGTGCTTTCAGAACGTATAGGTCCTGAGAATGTTGTATTAGCCATGTATATCTCCTTGTCTTGGCTGTTGTCGAAGTTAATTCTTCGTCAAGGTAATTT